CACTGATAGAGTGGCTGTTCACAGAACAGTTCATTAACATATCACCGGTAATGGTTGTGGAGGCATCTAGGTCCGTAAGGACTTGGAGAGAGCTACTACTATCCAAACATTACAAACAATGAATAAATCTAATAAAACCAAAATTGAAAAGACGGCCAGAGTTCTTAAAGAGCTCAAAGGTAATTTTAATTACCTCCTATTAACAACAAAGAATATATTAGACTTCATTGTGTCTTTAAATAACTTTAAATCTGGTTCCATCATCAACTTCTATAAAGCATGGTCAAAGTTCTTTGATGCCTTCCTTTTCAGAATTGAGAAGCAAGGTCCAAAGAGTGCTGTGAAACACTTTAAAGAAATCTACAATATAAGTGTGAGAATAGCTCTTAAACAGAGCTTCACACCTATTGGTTTTACTAAATCTACAAAGTCTGGAATTCCTTTCATAATACTTGATTTCCTTCCTCTTCTTCAGGGATCAAAATGGGAAATCCGCTTCGCCTTAACGGCTCTTCGAATTTACACACTTATCACTCTTCCAGTAGAGGAGGACTTTAGTAATATTACTAGGAAAGTCAATGAATCTGATGAGAGGACAAACATCCTCTCTCAGTTCATTGATTTCATAAAATCTCACCCCTTAGAACAGATTAAGTATAAAGATAATGTCGAAACGAATATAAATGCTTCAGTACACTCTGGACCTAACGGTCCAGCTGTAATGACAGCACACTACGACGCTCTTGCGTTAAAGCAAGAAGGTCTAAGTGATAAATTGATTGAGTTTATGACTTTTGTCAAAGCTGATTTCTTACCAACTTTTAAATCCTGTTTAGAGAATACTAGTCCAGAAGATTGCAAATCTGAGGTCCAGTCGGCTCGAATTAGTTTAATCCCTGAGACAGGTGGGAAAACTCGTATCATAGCAATCCTAGATTTCTGGACTCAACGTTTGTTGAGACCCATTCACTTAGGACTTATGTTGAAATTGAGAGAATTAGATATGGATGGTACTTTCGATCAGAACATGGCCTTTAGAAGGGCCTTGAACTTTTCAAAAGATCATCCCACTTATTCTTTCGATCTTTCAGCAGCTACTGATCGTTTTCCTGTCGCCCCTCAGGTTGCTTTATTAGAGACGATGTTTGGATCTGAGATTGCAGGATTTTGGTACCAGTTACTTGTAAACAGGGATTATTGGTTTACTAAGAAATCATTTGGTAAAAGGATTAAACTTCAATCAGTTAGGTGGAGTGTGGGACAGCCCCTTGGAGCTTATAGCTCTTGGGCGGCATTCTCACTAACCCACCACTATTTTATACAGTTTTGTCACTATCAAAATCTTAATACTAAACAAAGGCAAAAGTATCGTATCATGTCCTTTAAGGACTATACTATACTTGGTGATGACGTTACTATTTGGAACAGTAATGTCTCTTCCAATTATCAAGATTTCCTTGGTAAGATGGATGTTCCTATAAATATGAACAAATCCATCACAACAACGATAACAGGTATAAATGTTGGAGAATTCTGTAAAAGAATTTTCATGAACGGTACCGAGTTGTCACCTATTAGTTTAAATGCAATACTAAGTGTGAAAGATTCTTTGTATAATCTTCCAAACTTAATAGAACATTTGACCACTAGATGGAACATACCATCCTCTATCCTGGAAACATGGGTTAAAGAGACGAAGATATTCACTAAAAAGGAATATCTACTAGATATAATATTTGGCTTTAGACAAATGGTAAATGGCTTTACAGCCTTTCCATGGTGTCTCTATGATCGCGAAGCCGCCCTTACAGGGCTAAGATCGCATATCATTGCACAAGCCTCTCTAGGTCTCTCTTTCTTTACGAACAAACCTAATGGATTCGATCCTGATAACCCTTTTAAAGGGGTAATCAAGAAAGTCTCCCAATTAGGACAAGTTCTTCAGAAACACGGTATAGGGTTTTCCAACACCCTTTTACCAGACAAACCTTTCAGTGCTCAAGTGAAGTCGAGAATGCGCCTTTTCCATCCAATTGTGGAGGCCTACCAGGATGTCTGTTCCGGAATATTCGAACAAAATTTTGATCGAGCATTAGGATACAGACCTGCTTTGAAAGATGAGCATAAAATCCAGATAGACTACTTTAAAAGGGTACGAACAGCATCAGTGGATCTCTTCTTCTTAAAAACGAAGAGAAGACACTTAAAATTACACACAGCCATAGCTATCAGATGGTTCTTCCAATACCAATTAGTAAACCAAGGAGGGATAGATCCCTACCAAAGTTTAAAAATTAAAACTAACTACTTAGATACAAAAATGACTCTAAGAGATAGTCTGGTATTAACTGGAAGAATATCCTAAACCATATTTGAAGTATTTAATGACACAGGTCGCTCGGTTAATGCGATTCCTTCTCCCCTGAGAAATCAGGGAAAGTCTAATAATGTGATGCCCTCACG